GACTGCATCTTCTGGTCGTATGCATTCACATAGTCTGCAAGTTCTTGGTAGCAACTTTCAATATATTTTTCAAGTTCTACCTGAGCGACCTTATCAAGGAAAGATACAACACTTTCAGTAGTTTTCTCTCTTCCCTTATATACGGTTTCTACTAAAGGTCCCATATTAAGATAGATAGAATCTGTATCAGAAGCAATAACATAATCAACATCATTTGTCTTAAGTACTTTGTTTAGATACTTGTTAAGTTTTTCCTCAATCCAACGAATCGCAACCTGACCCGAAAGAGTGATTGCCTCAGCATTTGCTAATTTAAAATAACGGAAGTATTGATTCCCAATAGCGCCATAAGCACTATTAAGTTGAATCTTCCTTGCCATTTGGATATTGTTGCACCTTGCAATCTCTTTTTCCAGTTCTTTGGTTTTCTTTTTCTCATATTCCTGTTTGGCAGCAATCATTTTCTTCTTATAGATGGTGCGGTCTTTATAGATCTTCTCCATCAGTTCGGGAAGAAACCCACGAACATCTTTACGATACATTGCACCATTAGCACATACCGCATACTCTTTATAAGGTTCAAAATCAATCTCTTGATTCAAAATCTTATCAACAGTTACAGATGGATGCCTTTGTTCCATCAAAGTCTCTGGTGAAATATTGTACATTTGGATTAAATGGGGGTATAGGGAGTTAAGGTCAAAATTAACCACCCACTCATAAACACCAGGAATAGGTTCCTTTACATAGGCACCAGCATACTTAGAATCTTTGTCTGACTTAACATTTGGAGGAATCACAATATTTTTCTTTTTCAGGTAGTTGTAGATAATCGTATCCCACATTCGTACCTGATAAAATACATCAGAGTAATTAACTTTAGCATCATATGCCATTGTTAAAGCAAGTTCAATCAGTTTCATTTTGTCTTCCATACGGTCAACAAGTTCCACGTCTTTGATGTTGTATTCAATAAACTTCTGCCAACCTTTAGTATAGAAATCTTTGAACGTATCAAACTCACTGTGATCCAACTTCTGTTGCCCCAGTTCTACTTGGGCAATGTAATCCAAACGATATGATTCCTGCACCTTGTAGGTGAACTTTTTATAAAGATTCAGATAATCAAGTTGACTTACTCCACCAATATCATAAGAGATGTGCTTACGTCCAGTAATAAATACCTCCCTTTCAGTCACCAATCCCCAAGGAGATATACGCTTCATCAGTTTTTCACCAAGAACACGGTCTATACGACGAACCAAATATGGAATGTCATATAGTTCACTGTTCCAACCAGTAATGACTTCTGGAGTATTCTCCTCAATCATCCACCAGTGAATAAATGCATTTAACAAATCATATTCGTTTGTAAAAGAACGATAGTTTACATTGCTCTGCTGATTATTAAATTTACCAAGTCCCCAAGTATTGATCTGTTTTGTATTGTAATCTTGAATTGAAATCAGTAGAACTTCTTCTGCGGCACTTTCTACATCAGGGAATCCATTCTCAGATGCAACTTCAATATCAATTGTTGTGACTTTGATTTTATTAATATCAAACTTGAGTTCGTCTTCTGGATAAGTCTCAGAAATATACTGATAGATGTATCGGTCATTTCCAGAAATATTGAAATTCTCTACACCATCATACTTCTTAATAAAGTCCCTACATTCTCTTACAGTTCCGGGTTGTACTGCTTCAACATATTCACCATTCAGAGTTTTATATTGTGTATTCTTTTTTGAGGGGACAAAAAGAGTCGGGTAAAACTTCTCACGGGTCATGAAATGTCTACCATTTTCATAACCACGAACCAAGAAGTGATCCCCGACCATCTGAACGTTTGTGTAAAACCGATGATTCATTATGCAGTTAGTTCAAGATACTTTTCAATAATTTCAGGAGTTGGATCTGCGATTGTAAGAATACTATCAGAATGAATCATAAATTCAGTTTGATTTGTAACTTCCTCGGTCCAACGTCGGAGGTCATCTTCACCAAAAAATCGATAAGGATTAATTAGTTTACAATCAGGTTCCCCAAGTTCAGAACCCACCTCAACAATTTCAGTAATCAATACTGTGTCAATCTTTAATAGAAGACACTTCACGTTCCGTTCCATTTACTTTTTCCTCATACATTTCTTTAATAGTTTTGACTGGTTCAACAATAGTTACAATCCAATCGGAGCGAACTGGAATCTCATCATCACTAGTGAAGAGAATCCAGGAGGAGAATGTAATACTTACAGAATCAGATTCTGTAGGTTGTTCTGTTAAGAAGACTGAATTACTGACTTGAATTTTATGGGGGTTTGTAAAAAGATACCCACATACTTTTTCGTCAGAAATCAACTCCTTAATATCAGCAATTA